AGAAGATCAATATACTCCTGTGATGAATGCAGAAGCAGGCACATTTGAACAGTTACCAGATGGCATGGGTTTTCAAACCTTTGACCCACAACACCCAACATCAGGCTTTGATGCTTTCCATAAAGCAGTGCTGAGGGGTATTGCTTCTGGTTTAGGTGTTTCTTATGTCTCACTAGCCAACAACCTAGAAGGTGTCAATTATTCATCAATTAGGCAAGGCACACTAGAAGAAAGAGACAACTATAGAATCTTACAACAGTTTATGATTGAGCATTTTCTTGAGCCAGTCTTCCAAAGATGGTTATTCCAAAGCATGTCTTTCAAGAGTAATTTTCCATTACCTTTAGACAAATATGAGAAGTTTGCTGATGCAGCAATCTTTGTGCCAAGATCTTGGGGTTGGATTGACCCTGTTAAAGAAGTCAAAGCCAATGTTGATGGCTTGCAAGCAGGTGTGGTCACTATGCAAGATATCCAAGCTAACTATGGTCGTGATGTAGAAGAGTTGTATGAACAGCATCAAAGAGAAGAGCAGTTAGCCGATAAATATGGAGTACAGACAGCATATCAACCTTTTGGGGCAATGAAAATGCCAGTAGACCCAGAAGTGACAGGTGAAGACGATGAATCCTAGCAATGGTAAAGGCTCTAAAAGAAGACCGACAGACCAAGAGAAGTTTAATGAGGGTTGGGAATTGATATTTGGCAAGAACATGGAAAATGCCAAAAAGAACAAATGGAAGAAAACTAAAAATGGCAACTGACTTTCCAAAACAAGGCGATGATAAAAAGATTTCTTTAAGGAATTCTGAATACCCACAATTTGATCATGATTTTGCTCAGAATTTGAAAGACAACAATCCAGAGATATGGAAGGCAGGAGGCAATATTAGAGGTAATGAAGCCTTCAATTTATGGTCAAAAGCTAAAGATGGTGAAGAAACAGATGGTGTTTTATCCTGGATTAAAGAAAGAGAAGCATGGGCAGCAAGACATTTTGAGGATGGTAAGCAATTAGAGGGCAAACCTGGCAGACCATCAAATATTGCAGGAGTGGTGGCACAAATGAAATGGGGTGTCATTGGCACATTGGGTCAACAAGGTATGAAAGATGCCATTTTAACTGCTATCAAATACTTAGAAGATAAAGAAGATAGGCAAGTTTCTGATACTGAGGAAAAAGGCATAAGAAATAAATTAGAAGAACACAATGAAAAGTATGGTGAAGATCCTAAAAGAAAAGGGACTTACAGAATGTTTAAAGCTGTCTTTGAAAGAGGCTTAGGAGCATACAAAACAAATCCACAATCAGTCAGGCCAGGAGTGCAATCTGCTTCACAGTGGGCTTTTGCTAGATTAAATTCTTTTATTTATGCACTTAAAAACCTTAAATATCAAAGCAAGAATAAACACGACACAGACTTATTACCATCAGCACACCCTTTATCTTCTAAAGAAAATAGTGATAGAATAGCCAATATGGACACAGAAGCTAGACATATCAAAGATATACGAGAGACAGACGATTCATATATTGTTGAGTTTGGTAAATCAATGCCAGAACCTGAAGAGGTTCAGGAAAATGGCTACATGGATGAAGAAAAGGAGAAATCACATCATGAAGAAGAAATGGAAAGAGATAACCCAGTGGAAGAAGATAACAGAGCCAATGAAGAAAGCCTGGATATGGCTAACCTCTATGGTGAAGAAAGCCTACAAAGGTCTTTTGAGTTTGATAGGAATAAAATAGATGAAGAAAGCAGAACTATAGAAATAGGTGTTTCTTCAGAAGAACCTGTCATGAGAAACTTTGGTTATGAAGTTTTAGGACATAGAGAAGAAGAGATTGACATGTCATTTATGGCACAAGGCAGATCTCCATTATTACTAGATCATGATTCTACTAAGCAAATAGGTGTAGTAGAAAGATTTGGTATAGATAAAGATAATAAAAGAACAGTTGCTAAAGTAAGATTTTCAAAGAGCAGAATGGCACAAGAAGTCTTTGAAGATGTTAAAGATGGCATCAGACAGAACATATCTGTTGGCTACCAAGTCAATAAGATGGAAAAAGAGGGCGAGAGGGAAGGTATCCCTGTCTATAGAGTTCAGGGTTGGACACCTCTTGAGGTTTCAGCAGTAAGCATCCCTGCTGACCAGTCAAGGCTTGTGGGCTTTGGCAGATCTAAGGATGTGCAAGTAAAATCCAATAAACCAGAGGAAATAACAATGGAAAATACAGAAAATAAAACTCCAGAAGTTAATCCAAATGAAATTAGAGAGCAACTAGCTAAAGACAATGCTGCTATCTTAGATCTTGCTGCAAAGCACAACAAAAGAGATTTAGGTCATGAAGCTGTTTCAGCAGGTATATCTCTAGAACAATTCAGAGGACAACTTCTAGAAACTCTAGCAAATAAGCCATTAGATTTACCATCTAATGTTGAAATGAATGAAACAGAGCAAAGAGATTACTCATTGCTTAAAGCTGTCAGAGAAGCTGCAAGTGGTACACTTTCAGGTCTTGAAAAAGAAGTTTCAGATGAAATTGCATCAAGAACTGGAAAATCAGCAAGAGGTTTCTACATGCCAACAAACATTAATTTTGGCAAAAGGGATCAAACAGTTGGTACAAACTCACAAGGTGGTTTCTTAAAGCCTACAGATCACTTAGCTGATCAGTTTATTGAAGCTCTTTATGCAAGATTAAGAATTGGTGAGGCAGGCGCACAGGTCTTAAATGGCTTGGTTGGTGATGTGGCTATACCTAAGCTAGCAACAGCTACTTCAAATAGTGCTTTTGTTGCTGAAGGTTCAGCTCCATCAGAAGGTGCTGCAGTATTCTCACAAGTAACAATGTCTCCAAAGACACTTGCTGCTTATGTAGATGTTTCAAGAAAGCTAATGATGCAATCAGACCCATCAGTTGAAGCTGTACTAAGAAATGACATTATCAATACTTTTGCAAGAAAGATTGATGAAGTTGCTATTGAAGGTGGGGGTTCAAATGAGCCTTCAGGTATCATTGCTTCTTCAACAGGTAATGTTGTTGCTATCGGTACAAATGGTGGTGCAATTAGTTATTCAAAAGTTGTAGATATGGTTGAAGCAGTTGAAGTTGATAATGCAATTATCAATGATGAATCAACATGTTTCTTAGGTAACCCTAAAGTTACAGCAAATCTAAGAACTATTGGTAAACAAGCATCAGGTGTTGAAGGTAACTTTATCCTAGGTGAAGATAACAAGATTCTAGGTTATGACTATAAGTCATCAACTCTAGTACCAAGTGATCTTTCAAAAGGTACAGGCTCAAACCTATCAGCATTGATATTTGGTGATTTCTCACAACTTCTACTTGGATTCTATTCAGGTGTTGATGTGGTTGTGGATCAAAGCTCATTAAGCACAAGTGGTGGCACAAGACTGGCATTCTTCCAGGACTTAGATGTTGCACTTAGACATGATGATGCTTTCTCAGTCTGCAAAGATATCACAACATAATTAAGTTCTCCCACTTAATTTAGGGCTACTTAGGTAGCCCTTTTTTTTGTGTATAATAAAGAAATGGAAAAAGTTAAATTTTTATTTAATCAAACTTGTTACCTGCCTGGTGGCAGAGTAGAAAGTGGCGATATGCAGGAGCTGTCAAAAGATGTAGCACAGGTATATGAAAAGAACGGATGGGGTAACATCTATAAACCAAAAGGAAAAAAGAAAAATGAAAGTAATAGCAAGTAAATCAGTATTTTATAATTCAACACAATATGAAGCAGGTAGCATCATTGAGTGTAATGAAAGAGATTTTGAAAAGATTCTCAAGCCTTTAGGATGTAGTGAATATAAAGAAGTTAAAACTAAATCAAGTGACAGAGCAATCAAGAAGGTAAAAGAAAGAGATGGCTCTGGAGACTAATCAAGATTTAGAAAACTTTTTTGATACTGAAACACATGGCAGTAATGCTACTGTGACGATTAATGGCACTGGCAGTTCTATCAAAGTCATCATCAATAAAGAATACTTTGCTATACCAGGTGAATCAGTAGATGTTACTGGTTTTCAACCTATGGTGCATTGCCGATCACAAGATATTACAGGCATAGATACTGACGATACTATTGCAGTGGGTGGTGTCACTTACAACATTACAGAAATACAAGACGATGGCACAGGTATCACAGTGCTGATATTGCAAGACTGATGATTTTATATAGTGAAGCACAATTAGATGAAGCTTGGCAGTATGACTGCAAGCAAAGAAGTCTGAGAGATAGGCATTGGATATCCAGGAGTGATTATGAAAATCTTTTTGTGTTATATTTAGACAGTGTTGTTAGTGGCGATAGACTTATCAAACTTGATATCTACATACCAAGAGAGATGTTGGCCTCAATAGATGACACCATAGATTTAGAAATGGAAGGATATACAGATGATTGATCAATTAAAAAAACTAGTTACTACAGTAGCACCTGCTCTTGGGTCAGCTTTAGGATCTCCTTTAGGTGGTGCAGCAATTGGCATGATAGCTGAAAAGCTAGGTGTCCCAAATAATAAGCAAGCAGTGGAGAAGGCTATTAGACAAGCTACACCAGATGAAATGTTAAAGCTGAAAGAAGCTGACAATGAATTTGAAGTAAAGATGAAAGAGCTTGATGTAGATGTTTTTAGACTGGAAACAGAAGATATACAAGATGCTAGAAAGAATTTTAGCAATGACTGGACTTCTAAGCTCTTAGGCTTCATTACTCTTGGTGGTTTTATGGGTTACATCTTTTTGGTGACACTACAACCACCAGAACAGAACTCAGAAGCCCTAATTAACCTTGTGCTTGGTTATTTAGGTGGACTAGCATCTGCAGTCATCTCATTTTATTTTGGTGCTTCTAACTCAAAAGATAAGTAATGCCTAAAAAAACCAAACTGCAGTTCAGCAAAGGGCATGAGCCTGCAGCAGGTCAAAATGGCAAGAAGACATGTCAAGGCAGAAGAAACTTTGGTAGTTCAACTCTTAATAAACACAAAAGAAGAAACTATAAAAAATACAGAGGACAAGGGAAATAAGCTACAATAAGTTATGGCTCATTACAGACAACAAATTAGAGAAAGAGTAGCAACAACCCTAACAGGTCTTGCTACTACTGGCTCTAATGTTTTTCAGTCCAGAGTTTACCCATTAGAAAACAACAAACTGCCTTGTTTGTTGGTCTATACCACAGAGGAAGCCTCAGAGCCTATCGTCATGACACCACCAAGAACCATTGAAAAAATGTTAAATCTAGTGGTTGAGGCTTATGTCAAAGCCAACAGCAACTATGACGATACCATAGACACTATCTGCCAAGAAGTAGAAGAAGCCTTGTATGGCGATAGATTAATCAATAATTTAGCTAAAGATAGCTATCTTATTAGCACAGAAATATCATATAATGGAGAAGGTGATAACCCATTAGCAATTGTTGTTATGACTTTTGAGATTTGTTATCATCATACAGAAGGAACTTTAGGAACATAAATATGGCAGGTACAGTAAAAGGATCAGCAGGAGTAGTAACCATAGCAGGTCAAGCTCTTGGTGAAATCAGATCTTTCTCTATTGAAGAAAGTGCAGACACCATTGAAGACACATCAATGGGCGACACATCTAGAACTTATAAATCATCTCTAAAAGGCTTTACAGCTTCAGTAGATGCTTTATTTGATGAAGATGATGTTGGTCAAGCTGAATTTACAATTGGCTCAAGTGTTGCATGTGTATTTAGATCTGAAGGCACAGGTTCTGGTTTAATGGAAAGATCAGGAACAGGGATTGTTACTGGTATTACAATCAATCAAGCTTTTGATGGCTTGGTTGAAACATCTTTTACATTACAAGGAACAGGTGCATTAGACATAACAGCACAATCATAATAAGTGAAAGCAATAG